CTTAGATACGATCTCTTTGACATCGCCATCTACTAGGTCATAAGACCATTCAAGAACCTTGCTTGTGTGATTGCAATCCATTAGACCACCGGTGTTAGGTAATCGCTGTAACCAGCGTCAATGAGAATATCTGCCTCTTCATCAGTTAGCGTGTAAGCGTGACCACCAAGGTAGTAAGTATCAGCATTGGCTAGGTCGTCCTGATATGGAGTTCTGCTTTCAGTAACGGTTGTGCCGTTTACTAGAAGCGTTACTCCACGAGGTACATCTGTAAGAAAGGATGGAATAGCGCCAGTGTATGAACCACCTGCAAGTGGACGTCCTGCTAGGCGAGCATAGGGATTGAAGTAAGTGCTATCGCACCAAGTTTCATTCTCCCAAGGAGTAACTAGCGTGTATGGCATTTCATTCCTTTCATTGGTGATGGAGGCAGGTTTGACCCTGCCCCCACCGTTGCACTATTAGTTAATAGATGAAGCTGACTCAATGCGATAGAGTGCTGCTTCACGGAGGCGTGCAAAGCCACCCATATAGTACCAACCGATGGTACGGAAGCGACGAAGTGCATCAATCTCTGGACCAATGATGGTAGAGATATCTTGTCCTTGTGCTTCAGCAAGTGCTTCACGACCAGCGATAACAGCCTTGTAGACGTTAACTGATCCTGAGTTTGCAGCGAATGGCACGCGAGGTGTTTCTACTACAAATGCACCTTCGATTACGCCGACTGCACCAGCCACGAATGGTGTGCGATCTACGTACTGGGTGAGTGCCTGGAAGCCGCCAGTGCCTGATTCGGCACGGAGGTCAGCTGCCTGACGTGGGTGTAGGTATGCAGCGTACAAATCATTGATACGTGGCACAGCCTTGTTTGTGCGAAGCTGTGTGACAGCCTCACGGATATCAGCAACAGCCATAGTCATTGAAGATGTGATGGTGTTGGTTGTTGTAGCAGTTCCTGCGTAGATGACGTTTGAGCCACCTGTGAGAACTGTTGCAACTACAGAATCAATAGAGTCTGCTGAGTTGTAAGCGATGATGTCAGCAAGTGCTGAGTCAACATCGTTGAATGAAGTTAGGTTCAACTTCTTTGTTGTTGTTACTGCTGAACCGTATTCGTTCAGAGTTACTGTAACCTGATTTGGGTTACCTAGTGCAATGCTTGATACATCTGAAGTTTCTGTCAATGTAGATGTTGCTTGTGCAAGATCTGAGTAGATAGAGAAAACAACTGATGAACCTGGCATTGCCTGTTGTACTGGCTTGACATCTGCAATCGCACGCATTACCGGGATGCTACGGAGAGCCATACGAACATATTGATCGTATGCGGTTCTGACGAGGTTGCTAATGTCCGATGTTCCGGTTAGGGAACCTGCTGGAATTGCCATTAGGCGCTACCTTTCGTTGTTGGGTTGGAAGTTAGAGTCCAGATTGTCTAATAATGTCGTCTAGCTCTTCTTTGCTATTTGCGTTCATCAAGCGAGACATAACATCGGCTCCGCGTTCAGGTGACATACCTGCATCTGCGGCTCCGGTCATCTTCTTGTACGCAGCAATATCGGCTGGATCTACATTAGGTTGACTCTGGTTCGACTCAAGTTCAATACCGAATACATCGGCATTGGCCTCAAGCCATTTAGACACTGATTCCTCTGTTGGTTCAATGTCCTGTGGGATAAATGAAGCGATCTTCTGATTTACCCCGCGAGCTGCGAGGGCATCCTTGATTGTTCGCTCGCGTTGGCCCTTGCTCAAGGTTTCAAACTGGGAACGTAGTTCCTGTAGTTCTTTATCCTTTTGCTTGGCTGCTTTGCGTAGTTGTTTTACAAGGTCATTCGACGAATCGTTTGTAGTGATATCGTCGTCTTCATCCTCGTACTCGTAATTGGACATAGTCCATCTCCCTATCGTTTAGTTGATTTCGCCAGCCTCATATCCAAATGGGGGTTTGGTATGGCTCTGACTACCGGTTTTAGGTTCTCTCCTTAAGTCCGGTCGGCTTAAGGCAGGTCTGTTATAGGTTGCCTGCGCGTTCGCGCTGTAAGGCACCTTGTGCTGCGCCACTCTTGGCGCCGAAGGCTGCTTGCTCTAGCCCAGCAAGTTTCTTGCGTTGCTTCTGTGCTTCGACGGATCCAGTAAGACCAAAGACTTCTTGCTCTGCTTGAGTCTGTCCGTATGGTTGCTCTTTGTAAATCTCTGCTAACTGGCTACCACGTGGGGCTACCTGTGCAACTGTCTGGAATCCTTCTTGTGCTCTGGCCTTTGTTATGCCTGCCGCTGCAAGTTGTTCTGCACGAGATATACCAGTAGTTAGCCCTGCCTGTGTAGCAGCGCCGCCAATTTCAGCAACAGTTACCTTACGTTGGATATCTTTAAGTGCGTTCTGTGGATCAAGTGTGTAAGCCAAGATATCGCCATTGGTAATATCTGGGTAAAAACCTTTAAGCGCTGCGGCAACTTCTGGGTTAGCGTTAATAACTCTATCTTGCGCTGTGATAATACGGTTTTCTAGTTCAGTTGCTGATACGTCTCCAGCAATAAACTTCTCAAATCCTGCTTGTTTTCCAGCTGGAGTCTTAGTGTAATAAGATGCAGGAAGTCCGTAGTTACGCATAATGTTTTGGTACTGGTCTTCTAGTGCTACATATTCTGCAGGACTAAGGGCTGCAAGACCTGCCGCAATGCGAGCTTCATTAGCCCTGTAGCGATCCTGATATGCCGGTGTTCCACGCAAGCGTAGGCTAAATTCTGAAGGAGGCGTGTTGTTCATAAGCAGGTCTTTGATATCAGTTACTAGGCTGCCTAGTCCATACTGCTCGAATTCCATACGAAGGATGTTGAAAGCGCTAAGACGCTCTTCTGTCTTCTGCTGCTCGTTCATAGCAGATATTGATTCTTGGGTATACTGTTTAACAAGTTTAGCAATTTCTTCAGCAGTTAATGGTGTGCCACCTGTAAGGCCTGTTGGAACAACTTTAGGTGCCACTGTATCAGTAACAAATGGTTGGAAGTCTTGTGCTGCTTGTTCAATAACAATGTTTCCTTCAGCATCACGACCGGCCTGAGGACCTGTAGTAAATACTTTTACTTCCTCACCAGATTGGTTGAGGATAGTTTTAGTCGGAGATGTAAACTTTCCGCCTGATTCTGGTCTTGGTCTAGCCATCATTTACCCCATAAATCCGAAGTCGCGTAGCACGGTTGTAGCAACACTAGCTGCTTGTTCCCGTGCTTTATTTGTGTACTGCCAGCGTGGATCTTGTCTTAATTCTTTTTCAAAGTCATAGATTGATTTAGTTCCGACCTTGCCATCTGGAAGAGTGAACGCCATAGCGTTACGGATCTTTGGATCGAATAGGTCAATAGCAGTATCTGGTACTTCAAGGATGTTGCTCATTGACTGAATATAAGGATCAGCCAAAGTCTTGAGGTCAATACCAGCCTTGATCTTATCCGCTAGTGAAGGGAAGGCATTTGCTGCGCTTTCGCGCAAGGTATTAAAGACTGTGTTTTCATCTACTTGACCAGATACGATCTTGTTGGCATAAGATGTTGCTGCACCATCAGATAACATAAGTCCGTTATCTGCTGCAAGGTTCTTAAGCGCTACGAAGTACTTGCCAGAAGGACCTTCTGGAATAGCAAGTTCGTTTATCTCTTGTATACCAGAGGCAAGTTGGGTCTTGATCTGTTCTTCAAGGAAGTCTGCAGGGTTTGCATTATCTGCTGTTAGATACTGGGTATCAATAAGTTGACCGTTTTTGTAAGTCTCTTTAACGGTGCTTTTTGATGCGCCACTCTTAGACTTGTACTTGCTTTGAAGCGTTGGAAGCCAAGTATCTAATTCTGTCTGTAGGGCATCTCTACCATAGTACTTCTGGAATACTTTGTTGACTGTATCCTTGAGAGTAAGTTCAGCGGGAATATTGTTGCTTGTATAAGTACGGGTAAATACACCAGACTTAGGTGGTTTTTTAGCAGAAGTAGTTGTTGTTTCTACCCTTGCTTTGCGTGCAGCATCGGCTTCTTCTTTCGTGATTAAGCCTGATGCTACAAGTCCATCATAAAAGTCTGCCATTATTTAGCCGCCTTCGGAGTAAGTTGCTTATCTACTACTAAGTCTTGTGATAAGAAACGGTCATATACATAAGAGAAACCTAGTTTGTCATCTTGCTTCAACTTGTTAACCACTCCATCATATATAATCTTCAAGTCAGCATTTGACTTTGCTTCGATTGACTTTGCCTCTCGCTGTAGCAATTCACTTGCTACAAGTTTTCTAAACTCAAGGTACTGGTTTACAGACTTCCAAGTGGTGCTGTTCCGGTTGTTTTTAATGAAATCAGGATCAGTAAGGATCTTGCCTAAACCTGCAATAATGCGGTTGGTCTTAGAACCATCTGAGTCTAAGTAGTCGTCATACCAAGCGGTACGTTCGTACTCGCCTGTCTTCTTGTTAAAGATAGGCTTGCCTTCTGGATCTGTCTGCACAGCAAGTTTGTTAATAAAGGCGCTCTTAATAATGGATAGATCTTCTGCACCCTTTTGCTGAATAGATGTAAGACCGCGTGCTGCCATTTCGTTATCAATAAGATCCATAAACTTGTTGTACTGGATCCAACCCTTTTCAGCATCTGTTTTCTTTTGTGCTTCAGCAGGGCTTTGAGATGAAAGGAATCTATCTGGAGCATCTGCAGAGACACGCTTTTTGTAAAGGTAATCGTATGCAGACTGTGAGAATTCGTAGCCTGAAGGATCGTTAACGATAAGACCTACCAGTTTAGGATCAATGTTAACAACTTCACCAATAAGTGTTTCATACTTCTTGATATTCTTAGTAGCTGCTATTGATGATTGAACTCCAGTAGGGTTCTTTGATAGGCTTGATGAGAACGAGAAGAACTCTGGGAAGTCGTTAAGGAACTTAGCGTCTGCTTCTAATCCATAGATGCGCTTATATTCACGTGACTTATCAAGATAGAACTTGTAAGGACTATCAAAGCGTGGAGCAAACGGCATAATAAGGTTTGCAGCAACGCGCATATTCCAATAGTCCTTAGTCATTCTAAGAACCTTCTCAGAACTTACTGGAGCACGACCATTGCGCTTTGCACGCATCTGCTCTGTGTTCCAGATCAACTGATAAGTCTTTTCAAACTGTGGGTCATCCTGACCAGCAGCGCGAACCTGAGCCTTTTGTACCCAAGCAGGTAAGAAGCCAGATACTGCATCCTCTGGATATCCGTATGGGAATAACCAACTTAAACTTTCACGGATGTCTGGTCGGTTCTTTGTTATCTCAGCAACTGGCACCCCAACATAAGGTCCGGTTGGGAAGATATCGCTGAACATATTAGGATTGCCCTTATTGTAAAGAGCATCTAATCCACCTTGGAAGATAATATCTAACGAAGCCTTTGGAATACCAAACTTGCTAAGTGATTCAACACCAGGAAACGCTTGCTTGACTCCCTTAGGTAGACTAAACCACATAATGTCATTACCAGAAGTCTGACCTGGAGGAACAATATTACCTTCTTGATCTGTTACAAGACCTGCTTCATTTGGTGCTTGCCAAACCATATAGCCACGATTAACGATGGCAGGGTTTGCTACAGCAAACTTCATCCAAGTCTTGTAAGAGTTTTCTTGTGCTGAGAAGAACGGGTTAATGTACTTCATAGCCATAGCAAGATTGGTTCTGCGTTCGATGTTGAAGAGAACACCCTTCATTTCGCGTAACGCTGACTTGTGAGCCATAGACATAATCTTCTGTTGATCTTCCAAAGAGATTCTATCTCCCCTAAGACCAGCCACAATGTCTAAGCGACGACGTGCTTCTTCTCGATAAAAATGTACATAAAGTGGGTTACGAGCTAGAGTATCTTCAGGAAGAGTAGCCAATAACTTAAAGGCTCCGTTAATACCTCTTTTAATTATATTGTCAGACTTGTTAAAGAATGTTTCTTCTAGCAAGTGACCGTGAATAATTGGCAGATCTGTTGGATCCTTGAAAGTTGAGCGCAAATCTTCTGGTGTAATATCAGATAACTTGGCACGCAAGTTTGAGGATACAGGTAGGTATGTATCAAAATAATCGCTAATGCGAGTTACGTACTCAGTTGCTTCATTTGAAGGAATTGTTAAACGTGAACGTAAGTCACGGCCTTCAGGTGATGTCTTGAGCCATTTAGCAATATCATCAATAGTCTCACCACGAACAAGTTTTTTCACAACTGCTGAGTTGCCAAACTGTTGACGCAAAGTTTGCGCCCACTGCTCAAAATATGCTGGATCGGTAGGGCGAACAGCGCCGATACCTTTTGATGCAAGATTGCGTGTGTACATATCGGTATTGCTGTCAACCATACGCTCAAATGAGTTAGCAGAGGAAGCAATTCTACGGAACATATCTCCTAGTGGTCCACCAAAGGCATCGTCAAGAATATATGTTTGACCGTCAGATGTGGTTACCTTGAAAGATCTGGTGCCAATACGATCTTTAGGCTTTGCCTTTTTAGACTTATTAAGAGCATTTGTATAGTTCTCATATACAGCAAGTTTTTCTTCTTGCAGTAACTTCAGCGTATTGACTTCACCCATAAGGTCTATATCATCTGGCTTAAGGGATAACTTAGTCTCAGCTGCGCCGATCTTACCTTTAAGTTCTTCTAGTTCACGGATCAAGGATACGTTTGCTTTTTGAACTCCAGCAAATGTCATACCAGAATCAATAGGAAGATACTTATCAATTAGGCGAGCAGGTGTTCGTACAGTATTGTTAACAATATTCTTAACACCTGGACCAAGATGACGTAGGCTTACCATAGCGCCAACAGCGGCTAATATGCGAAGTTGTGAGTCAATAGCGTTACGTTGGGTATAACCAAGACGGAGCAGTGCTCCAGCCTTAAAAGCATCCTGAAGGATATCTGCATAGTTAAACAGTTCGTCTTTGCGACGACCAACGAAAGCGTTAATGGTGCTGACATTGCGCTTAAGCAATCTATCCATTAGATCAAAGTCCATCAATGGTAGATAGTTAGCGCTTTGTGATTCTAGTTGCTGCACCTTAATAATACTGCCATCAAGATCAACCATAAAGCCACGATCCTGCATTGACTTTAGAGCAGAGGTGCGAGCAGCCTTGTAATCGTTGTAAAGTTTATTTGCTGCTTCTTCTGAAACACCGTGCTTATTAGCAATAGCGCGTAGCGCTGTTCCTTCAAGGTTTTGAACTGCAATAAAACGTTGCTCTGGAGTAGCAGCGGCAATATAACTATTAAGCAGTCCATTTGACTGCTCTTGGTCGAGTACACCAATACGTCTGAACTTGCTTGGAGTTCCAGCGATAGCATCGCTTGGCCCTAGACGATCTAGCGTTGCAATGACTTCACGGTATGAATCAGCATCGTTGAAGTCAACAAGTCCTGCAGGGCGTTCTCCGGCTAGCCAAGACACCTTCTGGTACAGACGGTGAAATGGAGTTGGCTGGTAAACATCAACCTTTGCAGATCCAACTTTCTTATCATAAAACTTAATAGCACGTGCTTTCGCTACGAAATCTTCTGCTTGCTGTAGCCCCTTACCAGTTGTACGGGTAAGTGAACCGCCACCTTCGCCAACTTGCATTAACTTAGCAAAGTATTTATCTGACGCTATTAAAGATGTGTAGTTATCTTGTGCCTGCTTGATAACTGCAGGATTGTCATTTAGAAATGGCAACATTCCGCTTTCATCAGGGGCGGCGAATAACTTAAATTCAGTAACTGCATCTAAATCACCACGTGCTGCTTCAAGTGCATCTGTAATATAGGCACGCTGTAAGCGTAGTTCATCCATAGCAACAGGATCTGCTAGAGCAGAACGCAGGATAAGTGCTGTTTCATCACGGTCTACTGAATCACCTAATAGGTGAGCAAGTAATCCGGGGTTAGATGAAGACTTAACCATTGGATGGCTTAGTGCGTAAGTGGAATCGTTCTTAGTAAAGTCGTCGAGAGTCTTAGCGAAACGGTTGTTAACACCATACTGAGCCTTGGTAATATCTTCTGCAGCTTTGGCTACTGCGTCAGCATTAGTAAGTTTGCCAATACCAATCTCGCTAGCCTTAGCCACCTTTAGCGCTTTACCAGCAACAAGGGTTACATCGCCGACTAACTGTGCTACTAGATCAACACCACCTGAAGCGGCTTTACCCCAAGCGCTTTTCTTAAATGCTGCATCACGTTGCGCTGGATCATAGATATTAAATTTTGGATCATATAGACTGCGATATTGGCCAACAACTGCTTGACCAAATGAAATATCTTGTGCGCCTTTGTAGGCTTTTTGCCATTGGCTAGGATCAAAGAAACCAGTTGCTGCGCCGACTAGATCGCCAGATGCAAGTTCTTTATTAAGTTGACCTGATGCTAAGGCAACTGTTGTAAGCGGTTCGCGGATATACTCTTGGTTAATATAACTAATACGTTCAAGGGCTGGTTGTACACCAGGAACCTTCATAATAGCGCCAGCAGCAGATGCTAAAGGCTTAATAATATCTTTTTTCTCTGGTTCTACTGCTGTCTTAAATGACTGAATAAAGCCATTGTACTCATCGGCATCATTCCAAGGAGCAGTTCCAAAATCCCAAGCAACACGTGCTGTGCTTCCAACGCCGCCAGCAATTTCGCCAGCCCATTTGCCCAAGTTACCAACAGTACTTGTTGCTGTCTTGCCTACTGTTGAAGCAACATCACCGATTCTGTTCCATAAACTCACAGGCTATCCCATAACTGTCTAATAGCTGCACGTGTTTCTGGAGACGTGTTTGGCTGATCTGCAATAAAATTTAATACTGGCTTGTATGCAGTAATAGATGCAATAAAATTTGTGTCATCTGGCTTGCGAAGTGCTAGAACTTCAGAGCCTGCACCTGCGCCCATATCAATTCCTTCTGTAACAGGAACATCTGGTTGCTCAGTTGGTGCGTAAAGTGGTGTTAAAGGAGCGCGTTGTACGGCAGGAGCCTGTGATGGTGTGACATCTGGGGTCGAGGCAAGTGGTGCGCCAGACTTAAGAGCCTGTGTTTCTTTACCTTCGCCGTAAGCGATTGAGCCAAGTTTCATTTCTGGTGTTCCAACATCGGTGCGCTTTGAGTAGGATCCAGGACCGGAAACACCTACTAATGGGTTATCAGCCATCTGTTTCCTCCTGTAATGTTTCTAAATCTTGTGACATCTTTTCCCACGCTTTGTGGGTTTGAGTTGTTCTATTAGCATTATAGATACTGAGTTCATATAATGACTCGAAGAATGTTTGTGCTACTTGCGATAAATTAAAAAGTGTTTCTGTAAATATAACTAAGAAATCTGTCCAGCGTACAGGGCGACGTATCTTTTCATCTTCCATCACCCTGTACACCTTTCAGTAGTTATTAAGCCTTCTTTCCTTTGCGACCTGCTGGAGCGTAACCGAAGTCAACTTTGCCTCCCTTTACAGATCCTGCTTTAGTGTCAACCTTAACTGGTTGAACTGGAGCTGGAGCGTGTGATCCTTTATTCATTTTTTGCACCTCCCTCGGTTATGCTGCACCGGTGATACCGGCTAGTAGTGTGGCTATATCAGGTTTTTGACCAGCAGCAGGGGCCGTACCACCTTGTTCTTGTGGAGGTTGCTGCGAGGCAGGGGCGGGGGCCGCACCTGCTGCTGGAGACATAGGAGGCATACCTGGTGCTTGCATCTCAGGTTGCGCTGGTTGTGCTGGTGGAGTGAATACTTTTTCTACAATGGACTCTAATGAAAGTCCTTTTTGACGGCCTGAAATAACTTCAGCAATGCGAGTAACAACTTGTGTCGGGTCTTGACCCTGTGCCGCCATCTGCGGGATCGCTTGCGCGTACTGTGCGACCGCGACGCGTAAGGAGTCGCGCATCTCTTCAATATCCACGCGCTGTTCTTCTTGCGTAACATTGATCTCTACCGGTAACTCTCGACGTACGTAATCCCTGGAAACGAGCTTATCCGAACGCATCTGAAGTAGAGCGATGACAGCGCGATTAGGATCCATACCAGACATAATGCCATAGCGAACATCCACGCCGTACTCGCCTTTGATGTCGCGGGATGGAATGTATTTAAGTGTATATGGGGTTCCATCGTCTGTTCCCTTGATCGTCTTCTGGATTGATCCGAAGATCTTCTCATCTACTTCAAAGCAGAGTGCAAGTAGTTCTTCAAAGAGTCGAGCAAACTGTGCTTGTGCTGCTTTGATCTGTGTATCAAATCCAGCCTGTAGTGCTTGCACACCACGACCGGTAACAACAGATGCGTCAATCTGACCAGAGCGTGATTCAGGATAACGAGCACCGAGACGCAGTTCGCGCTCTAATACACCTGATTCAGTAAAGACACCAGCAGGAAGTTCAAGACCTACACGACGGATACCTTGTGGATTAGCAGAACGCATAATCGCATCAGGACCGAGTGCAAGTTCTTGTACATCTTGTGGAATAGCAATAGGTGCTTGGATTGACTTCTCAGCGGCTTGGATCTGCAAGATAGCAAAACGAGCACGAGCAAGTTGTACAGCCAAGACATCATCAAACTGACCGCGTGCTTGGTTGTCCAAAGATGGACGAATACGAACACGGGCTAGGCACTTGCCTATTGGGTTTGGTACACGAGATAAAACCAAGTTATTACGATCAGGAAGATAGATTAGATCCTGCTCTGCATCGTGGTAACGGATCATTGTCATATAAGGAGAACCAGGTTGGAAGTTGTTCTTCTTTAAGATCTGATCTGCAAACTCTGGGAACTGTGCTGATAGTGTGT